AATCTCCACCTCATTCAGGCGTCGAAGGGTTTGGTTACACAGATCGATATAAGTAGATGGCATAATTTAACCTTAATTAAGTGAAGGGCGGGTACTTGACCCGCCCCCCAAGTAAGTGTTATGCGAGGTTATAGTTCGCTGTGAACAACGCCTCTGGGCGAAGTACCTTGCGTCCGTATAATTGCATGCCACGGACAACATCGCTGAAGGTATCTGGAGAACGGAATGTCTCCACTTTAGCGATCTGATCAGCTACTGCTACAGCACTATCGTGACCAGCTACCATCACTCCGAAATTAGTTTCGGAACCCGCCGAGGCGGCAGTGTCGAGATTGCCGACGTAAGGCAAATTATTCGACACATAGACAGTAAAGTTACGGATCTTAGCTGGAAGCTTGCCGTTACGGATTTCATCCGAACCACCGAAATCAGCATTTATGAGCTTGCTCGATTCGTCGAGGAGGATTTCTGCTACTAGGGGTGAGATTACGATATAACGCCCGTCTGTAGCTACATTGGCCTCATCCATCTTACGATTGATGCGGTTCATAACAGCTAATGGTGAAGTAATACCACCTGCTCCACCGCCAGCGGCGAGTGGAATAGACGTTACTTCGCCAGCAACACCCAAGTCAGCACCACCAAAGTCAGTGATATCCAGCTTGTTAGCTGCAAGCAATTCATCCGTACCTGCGGCAGTATTAGCTACAGAACCAGATGTGGTTGTGTTCCGTGCCCATGCCCCTGGTGTTTTCCAACCAGACATATAGCCAAGAACTTCCGCATCAAATGCGTCACGAAGATCATAGCCAGCACGATCACTTGCTAAGTCCATGAAATTTAAGTGAGAATGGGCAACTTCGATATCCGCCAGTGTGAACTGCCAGTAGTTCGCTTTGTCTACAACCATAGTAAACGAAGTATCTGTCAGATCTTGCGTTGCGAGTGTTGTGCCACGTTCCAGATTGTTGATAGTGATCGTTGGTTCACGGACGATGGTCACGGAATCTCCGTGGTTAGCGATCTCACCAGCGTAATCTGTGTTAGTCACAGCTTCGACTACAGAACTTTTTCTGAAAGCAAGCTGGGCTTTTTTACTGTAGATGACGGGCGAGAAGCCGCCTGAGTTTAGGTTGGTATAACCTGATGCTTTTGCGAATGCCATTTTATGTACTCCTTTGGAATGGCGGGGCGAAATGCCCGAACAGACCCCGAAGAGGACAATTGAGTGGCAGTGATATATGAGGGTGCGAGTGCCTAATTAGTTGCAGCTAACAAGCAAACGGGCCTCACCACACTGGTGGACTAAACGTCTAAATTCTTGGGAATAAACAGAAACAGAGGTGGACCTTGCGGTGGCTCTATTCTGTGTTTTAAGAGATAAGTCTCTTAGAAGATATGTCTCTTGGAAACGTATCTTCAAAGAGTAAAGAGCAGTTGATACGTCACATACTCAGGTGACTCCTTGACCCCATTTAATAAATGCAGATCAAGACATAATCCAACTAGAAGAACACCCGACTACCTCTAGCTGAATACCTTTATTATAGCACTTAACTATTTACTTTGCAAGCTACCTTGCTGCGCCAGTTTGATCATACACAAAACTCCCGTTACGGACGGCCTCTTTTATGGCCTCTTCGTTTTTAATAAAATCTGCGTCTGACATAGATGCGATCTGACTTTCAGAAAATGCACCACGTTGGTTTGTACTAGGGGCAGAACTGGATGTACGCCCTATTGCCTGTGCCGCTGACCTACTCTTGCTCTTACGCTTGCCTGTGTCTGCTTTATAAAGATCAATGGCACGGGAAGCTTCAACAGCATTAGTGTTGTTCTTGTACAAAGCATCTTGAATGTACTGTGGCTGCATAGCCACCCATTCGTGAAATGACGCATCCTGCCTAATGTCGTGAAAATCAGGGTGCATCTTAACAAGTTGTTGTTCAGCTTCTTTTCGGGTTAGTTTAGTTTCAAGTTGGCGTAAGCCTTCCATCCGCTTTTCACCCTCTTCCAATGCTTCGTTTGCACGTTTTCGAGCGATTGAATCAACAATCTTGGCAACATCAGGGTACTTTTTAGACCACTGATCAATCTCTTCATCGGATTTAGGAAATTTGATTTGTCCCTTTGCAGCCTGTTCAAGTTGCGCCTTCATCTGGGCGACCTCTTGATCTTTTTGCTGCATCAACTGATGAGAATGACGACGAAGATCTCCGTACCGTTTTTTGTACGTTGTGTCTTCAGCATCAATTGGCTCTGGGCCACCTGACTGCACATCTTGTTCTTTTGCTAGCTCTTCAGAGTAAGAAAGACCATTATCATCTTCATCTACACGTCTATATTTTGCCATTGTATTTTGCCTCGTTGGGGGCCGCTCTGTGGCGGGTAGCCCTTTAGGACATGAACACCATTTTTGGTGCGTTCATCATGCCTGGTAGTTTGGATGTTTTGGGGTAGACCTCCTCGACTTCCTCATCTTCATCCAGCATGTCATCCACCTTTACGGCGGCGACTTCGATATCGATTTCCTCGTAAGGAACATCGTCTTCTGCCTCAGTAACCTCTTCAGGCTCTTCAGCTTCCTCTTCCCCTGCGTATTGAATAAGGCCCATATCAAACATGCCCATGAGGCCCATTTCAGCCTCTGATTGCATATCCATGATATGTTTTAGGCCATGCCATTTGACCACGTTAGCTGGGAGAACGTATTCGCCCTCACTAATCATTGCTTCGATGTCATCCCGCACATTCTCTGCGCTGGAACCCACGGGAATAGGATTTCCTGATACGGGGTCTGACATCATGCCGCCGCCACAAGAGCCATCGCAATCACCCCCGCAACCGCAAGGCATCCCGCCGTGGTACATCTTCATCTTTTCATCGTTATCTGGATCGTCAGCATTAGCTTTCTGAATAGCCTCGCCACGGGCCTCTTCGTAGTCGCTAAGTTTACCGTCTTTATCCAAGTCGGCTTTCTTTTGATCTAGTTGAAATCTGTTATTAGCCATGTCCAAACCTTCCTGTGTGGTGATGCCTTTTTGAGAGGTGGCAAGACCACCAAGTGCGTACTCTGGGGCATCGCCACCAAAGAAACCTACTACGTCATCTTTGATGTCCCCAGCGTGGAACATTGCGTCTTTAATTCGATCTTTAACGGTAATGTCGCTTCCGTCTTGCGGTGAGTACATATCGCTTTCGCCCGTGTAGAACTGTTGCTCTGTGAGATCGGTGTTAAAGAGATTTTGAGAACGCCACTTAGAATACTCGGTAGCCATATCCTCATCTTCAAACATGGGCAGCTTCTCGCCCGTGTACATATCGTAGGGGCCATTCTCCTCATAGTAATCAAAGAGTTGATTTAAGTCGTAGGGCTTACCGTTAATAGGGTCGATTGTGGGAGAAACCAATATTGCATCACCGTATTCAAAAGATGATGATTTCTCAGAGTAGGGTTCTTTGTTCTCTGCATTCGTCCAAACAGGCTTACCGTTACGGGTAGTAACCCCAGCTACTTTTTTCGGCTCTAAGTCCATTATTCTGCACCCTTAATAACTTCGTCACGAAGTGTTTTGAATCTACGAAGCTCTGTGATTGCCCCTTGGACTTCTGAAATTCTCTGGGGGTCTTTTTGTTTTTCTAGAAGGTCACGAAGACCTTCAATTCTAGCTGCGGCGTAGTCGTGCAGTAGATCCATTTGCTCTTTGTTATTCACCAAAGGAAGCAATAGACGGTAAAAGCTTTTATCCATTATTTACCTGTATTTTTAGGGACAGCTTTTGTGCCAAATTGGCGTATATAAGTCATGTCCTCTGCGTAAGCTTCCGCCCAGCGATTTTCTGTAAATGTTGCGAATAGGATCAATTGATCTACGTCTAAGCCTAGAACTTCTGTAATTTCCTGTAATTCAGACACTTCTTCACGCAAGCTTTCGATAATATATGCTTGCTGGGATACCCACCAGATTGCACCACCGAACTGAATAGCCATAGCTAAAACCAAAGCTATAGGTAATTTTACGTTATTCATTGACCACCTCGAAACAGTAGAGTGCGATATTGCTGGTAGTGACCAGAACGGTAGCCTTAGTAAGCCCTTGCTCACATTCTTTTTGAGTGAGGTATTGGCCTAGCTGGTAATGGGTCACGTTGTTATTCATTAACTGGAAGAACATGAGTATCCACATTACTGTACGGGGCCTTGTGGTGCGGCATTAGGGGGTGCGGGTTGCTGCCCACCATTGTCGCCACCACCTGCGCCTGTGAAGCCTTCTGCTCCTGGTACGGGAGCCTCTCCTGGTGCTATGTTTCCGCCGCCTGTTCCTGTCGGATCACTAGGATTAGGTGGGCCACCTTCTGGGGGTGCTGGAGGGCCTTCAGGCTGTGGCATCATCGCTTGGATCTCTGCCATCATCTTAGCTTGTATAATGGCCTCACGTTGGTCGTTAAGGATCTTGTCTTCATCCAGGTCCATCGACGCCGCCAACTCACGCAGAACGTAGTCGTATTTAACAAACGGAGCCATCTGTTGGTTCTGAGTCATCTGCATAAACTGAAGTAGACGCTGACTACGGATCTCGTTACGCATTAGGCTTTCCGTGCCTTTAGCAATAACTTCCAAATCCCCAACAAATTCCTTGTCAAAAGCAAATTGCATATTGAAACTGAATAACGCCTTACCCAACGGAGCCAGTAAGTAGTCATCTATGTTTCGCACTACCGCTTTGATGTTAGCCTGTGCAGCACCCATCAACATCGACATACCACTAGCAGTACGCCCTACCCCCATAACTCCTGTAGTGCCGTGAGAGTAGCTAGGAATGCCTGTGGCCTCGTCAGCAAGCTGGCGTGACTTATCAAACATCATCATTAGTTCTTGGCTTACGTTAGGGAACTTAGTGCCGAAGATGGCCTGACCAGGCGCACCCGCCTGACGCCGAAACACCTTGCCTGGGTACACGCTTAGATCCTGTCCAGGTACTAGATTAGTTTCATCAATCTCAATCAGAAGGTTACCTGATAGCGCACCGTTATCAATTGCCATGCGGTAGAAACCGTTCATTAACAATTGGGTATCTTCCATATTCTCTGCTACACCGATACCAAAAAAGCTATACGGATTTAACTCATACGGTACTGCGTGATAGGGAATACGGCTTGGTGTGAACGGATTTAGCACTAAACGCAGGATTTGACCGTTACAGACCCATATATTGACCTGTATTTCGTCCTGATCCTCGTATTCTTCAGGTAGATCTAAATCAGCCTCTTCAGCCAATTCGGCATCAATAACGCCCCAATATTCCAATACTTCATAGCGATCTATCTGATCTGAACTAGCATTATCCTCTAAAGCGTCTTCCCAGTAAGCCCTGGTATAGCTAGGGCCATATTCAATAGCTAATTCTATGCTTTCGTCACGGAAATGTGGGCGTTTCTTTAGTCCCCGCATCTGAGAGCGGTTTAAACGATGCCGTTGTACCGTATACTCAGCTTCTTCCATATTTCTGGCGTCTGGATCGGGGTAGAAGTCCCAAATGCTCACGAATTCTACTTTAGGAATAGTTTCAAAGAGAGGATCGTACTCACCTTCGTCAGTCCAGCGAGGGTATTCCTTATCGTGGGCAAAAGGCCCTTTGATTAGGCCGTGGCCCAGCAATGCACACTCAAATGCCATTGAACGTAGGTGCTTAGACGCTTGAGACTCCTCAAGCTGGTCATGCATACGCTTTTCCATCTTCTGAGCAGCAACTTTAGCAGGTTCAAACGTAATAGAACCAGGATTTGTACCCGGCCCCGCCTCAAGCTCGCCCTCAATCGGCTTTAACTTCTCTGAGTACACGCCTAACTCTTTGGCGATCTCAGGACGCACGATATTACGGGGGACTTTGTAGTCTACGCCTACTTTATCTTTAACTTTTTCCGTTGTCAGGGAGTTAGGATCAAAATGTACAGCATCCGCCACGTTATTTGGGAATTTACGCTGCTCAATACCTAGTGGATACTTACCGCCAGCGAAAAGTACGTCCACAACCTGTGCGTATGCCGCTAATACCTTAGTTTTTGTGATTTTAATAAATGCTTGGGACTTCTCAGTGTCAGTGAACTGTACATCTGCCCCGTATATACCACGGTAATTTCGGTATGCGGTCAGCCATCTGTCCTCGTCAGTGCGTCGATGGTCTTTTGACCTACGAAACTGCCCATCGATAAACGAAACAACCCCAGAATACTCTGTATTCTCTTGCTCTACGTCACCATCTTCTTCCAAAGCCACTACACGATCAGTTTCGGTGGCGTCTTCCATGTTAGAATTTTCTGGTCTGTCCATTAAAGCCATATTTTAGTATCCAAATGCTGAGTCTGATGGTCGGTAAGTACGTTGAGGTACGCCTCTACCCATATCGAAAGGTGAAAATGCCCTAGGTCGGCTCATTATTCCGTAGCGAACACTATCGTAGGCATGGTCGGTGGCGTATCTAGGATCGATGTCATCGCTACCCTTGGGATCAGACGGTATCGAAGGAAGATCCGCTATGATCTGTCGGCAAGTATCAAAGAAAACTATGCCAGGTTGCTCTGTAACTTCGTCCACCTTTAAGCGTTGGTGGAATTGGTTCTTTCCAGCCACCCTTGCTCCAGAGGATCTATCACTAGGACGCCATCTGCATCCCATGTTTATCATTTCCTCTGCAATGGAAGGGCCTATCTGCCCTCTGTTGTGCCAGCATGAGCTATCCAAGACACCGTAGTTAATCCTGTCGCCTACCTCGGCGTCCATAACAGCCACCGCTAGGTCTTTGCCTGTATGCTTGCTTAGATATAATTCCCGATAAACGATCAGGGTTTCGTAAGCAGGGTCTATTGCGAACCAGTGTACTGCACTCCACGAACTATATCCGTAATCCGCTGATCTAAATCGTACCCACTCAGATGGTATGTCGAAAGGTTCTACCACATGAACCGATTGTTTGAACTCTGGGAACGCAGCGCCATCCGCTACCGCCCAATCCCCTTCTAATAATTGCCGTCTTTGGTTCTCTGGCAAAGACAAAAGATTTGCCTCATACGCACCATCGTCAGCTAGGTAAGGGTTATCGTATAAACTCGCAGGAATGAACCTGCGGTAGAATAAAGGATCACCTGCCTTTTCATGCGTTTCGGGGTAAACAAGGGGTTTACCTGTTTCGAGGTCTTGCGCCACAAACTTTTTGTTTGGTGGAGCGGGATCTATAAACATCTTCTTAACCCATTGATGCCCAGGGCCACCTGGGTTCGTCGTTGCCCGCATGTAGGTAGGCAAATCAGGGTCGGTTGTACGCAATCGAGATCTTAAATAATTGAAGCTGTAGGGGCTACTATACTGAGTTAGTTCATCTACCCCAATGTAGGAGAAGGACTGACCTTGGTAACGCATGACATCTTCGTCACGCTCAAGATATGTCATCCATAGTCTGGCTCCGCTTGGGAACGTCCACTGGCTTTTCTTCTCCTGCCATTTCGCCCCTGGGTACGCTTTCGGGTATAGTTCTTGTGACTTGAAAACCAACTCACGCAATTCGTCGTTTGTGCGGCGAAGGATGAGTCCACTGAATGCAGGATTTGAAAAATAGCGCATGGGATCTGCGAGTAGACTATAGCTTTTTCCACCTCCCGCTGCGCCCCCAAACAGGACTTCTCTCTCTGGCGCTGCGAGAAAATCGGTTTGCGGCCCTGGATTTGGGGCGAATACGACTTCTTGGGTTTGCTTTTGTGTGGCGATAGAGCCAAAGTCGAGTGTGTCCGAAACCGTGGTGTCTTCATCAGAGCCTTCAAGTTGTGCCAGCTTCTTTTCGGTCATGGTCAGAACACGTTTGGCATCTGACTTCTTACGCTTGACCGCAGCTAACTTCTTTTCTTCAAGCGTCTTAGGGCGGGTTTTCTTACGCTGCTTGGCTAACTTCTTTAAGCGTTTCGAGTCCGGCCTACGCTCTTTCCAGATGTTAATGATGCCTTGATGGCTTATCTTAACCCCTGTCTTATCGGTCAGCCAATCTGATACTCTGCGACTTGAGTGGCCTTCCTCTAACCCATCTAAGGCTTCTTCTACCAACTTCACCATTTCTGGGTCAGGGACAGCTACTAGAGGATCGTCGGGGCTTTCAACGTATGCATAAGGTAGCTTGGCGGTAGAATTTACACGTTTCTTATTCTGCCACATCCTGTTTCGGTGGTAGGATGAACATACCGCCGCCTGTATTGCTTACTTCTATCTGCTCTTTTTTGACCAGACCAGATCGATCTAAAACTTCCCGTGCCGCTGAAATGGCGTTTCGTGCGCCCAGGGAACTAGGATCTTCTAGTACGTTAATAATTCCATACGCCGCTTTAGGGGCGTTCATAGCCAACATCAGTGAGGCACGTTCTATAATCTCATCTTTCAGGGGATTAACCACATCAGATAGCCTTGTAGTAGAAGCGTATCCTGCAATGTTCATGGCAGTACGAATATTGCCCTGGGCTTCACCCATAAGACAATCTAGGAAAGCTTGCTGCTTTTCTGAATATTCTTTCTCTATGCGGCTCATCCCATTGTCCTCATGTAAATAAATCCAGCACCTATGGACGCTGTGAATACGATCCACCAGATTCTCTCAAAGAACTGAAGCTTATGGCCTCTGGAGTTGGTTATTTGGTCTAGCTTAACTATACGGTCCCAGAGGGCTTTCTGTTGATCATCAATATTATCCATACGCTTAAAAACGGTAATCATACGCTCCTCCATTCTGGCGAGAGTAATGACTGCATTTGAGAGTGCGTCCAATTTGTCCTCAATTCTAGTGAGGCGATCCTCTGTCACAACTAGGTCTTCTTTTTATTCTTTTTGGGCCAGCCAGCCTTCATATCTTTATAAGCTTTAGCACTCACTGTGCTATTCTTCTTAGAACGGCTAGTGCCAT